AAACGCCGTTCAAAGACATTGAACCCCAAAGGTCAATCGATTTTCTTAGCGAAGAATACAAAGAAATGAACCCAGTAGCGGACTTTGTAGACAGATTTTTCAATGATGACGTTATTCAATGCAAGTATGTACCTAACGGATATGTTTTTGAATGCTTTAAAGCGTATTGTAAACAACACCAAAACAGTAAATACTTTCTAAACGAAGTCTCTTTACATACAGAGATAAAATCATTGTTACCTAAGTCCTTTAGACCTAAAAAAGTAACTATCCCAAAAGGAAAGAGATTTCACAAAAACTTTAACCCTAAGTTAGTTTTTAACCCTTGGCATTTTGATACTTATTACAACGGCAGAGAGCACGAAGAGAACCAAAATAAAAGCAAAACAGAACGGGGATATGAAAGAGTTTAATTTCTAGTACGGGTTTAGTACGGGTTTAGTACAGTATACAAAAATATAAAGCCTTTAATATCAGTGCTTTTGTACACTTAGTACAGTTAGTACACTAAAAAATAATATTAATACATAAAAAAAATAAATAAAAAAAGTATGCTGGAAAAAATTTTTAAAAAAAGGTGTCATAGCCGTACTAGCTGTACAAACGCCTTGATATATCAACGTTTATTCTTTAGTACAGTAGCTTTTGCACTGTACTAGGGTGTACCAAAAATACTAAGAAACAGATAAAGCAGAAAGGACAAAACACAAATGAAAATTAAACTATTTAACCGTGAGTTAGTTGTTGACGGATATTTCAGCAATGGCATAACGAAAACTAGACAAGAAAATAATGAGGAATTAGAAACCAGAGTAAATGAGTTCATGGCTGACAAGAAAGTAAGCAATGTACAGGCTTATGGCGATAATATCATGGTTACATATGAGGAGGTAGAATAACATGACCGAACAAGAATATATTAGCTATTGTGAGAAAGAAGTAACACGCCTTGAGGCTAGACGCTACCAGTTCATGGGGGCAACATGGGAAGAGTTAGGCAAAGGCGACCATATGGTTATGCTAGAGGTTGGCAGTAAAGTAATGAACGAAGATAATTCTGTTAACCTATATGAATTACACAGAGACAAACACACACGTTTCAAGGTGTGGAACATGGTAGCAAGAACAGCATTACACTATGATAAGAAGTTCCCAACAGATGACAGACTACAGTTGTTCACTGACACCCTAGAAGAGCACTTTAATAACATGGTTAACAAAGAGCTAGAACATGCAGACATGAATAGAGTTAGTCAGTTGGTTAGCGAGTTTGAACATGAGTTATCAAGTGATGAACTTGAGAGACTTAAGACTGATATTGTATTAGTTGGATTGGTTTAATACTAAGCGGAGAATGTGTCAATGTATTTATTGGAGGAAATCAAAGGACAATGCTTGATAGTGTTGTCCTTTTGCTTATATTATAATGTTGATAAGCAAGTTAACACAGACAACAAACACAAGAGCTTTACTGTATTGGTAAGGTTCTTTTGTCTTAATGTTGGCAAATGTTGGCATGAAATCATAGTGTACAGTCACCAATAGAGCAAGCAGAGAGACAGAGTGAGCATGTATCAGCAATCACACTGAACACCGAACGAAGTCCGAGAAACAGCCACGGCGAGGGATAAAAATGGGTGTATAATCGTTCGAAAATACCCCTTAAATTTTTATCGGGGTATCGTATTGTTCGGATATAACAACGCCGCCCTTTTTTGCGCGTGATTTTCCCTTTTTGAATTTTTTAGAACGTCCTAGAACCCGCCTAAAAGCCCGTGTATGGCGCGGTAAAGGTATTTCATATGTAATTACATTCAAGCTTATTAAAAATGACCCCCGCCCCCTATCTCGTGTCAAGGAGAGCCACCACAAGGTGTTGTCTTGTATCACGCACCATTTTTTCAGAATTTAAAGGGGTGTCATGTAACCTTGAAAAGCCTTATTTTGATTGTGTTTAGTTTACCAGTTAACTTTCTATGTGTTCCGCTTTTAGATTGCTACTGATATTGCTTTTTGGTATACTTGAGACGTGGGTGTTTCTCCATTTTCCAATTATTCTTGACGGCATTATTGAGGCTGACGAAACTTTTTTCGCCATCTCGTACAAGGGCAATCATAGCAAGAGTAAGACATT